CCTTGAGTACCTTCCGTTGATCCTCAACGCCCAGTTCCTCGAAAAGCGTAAAGTCTATTTCCTTGGGTTTGCGTGTCTTTAAGTCTGTGTGCCAGACCCTTTCAATTTTCCCAGAAATCCTAAGAGTGATCCTAGCTTTGTAGAGTCTCACGGTTGGGAGGGTATTGCGAGGTTCTTTCGTAAGAAATGGAAACGAAAGAGACTTGCTGCCAAAACACTCCGATCCAACGTGAGCAAGTTAAATGGCAAACCTTAAACGCCAGATTGACAAGGATCAGGCGAAGGCAGAGGAATTAAAACTCCTTAAAGCTACAATCAAATCCAAAGATAAACTTCTCGACCAGTATGAGAAGCAAATCGAGGACTTGAGAAAAGCCAAGTACCGCCTACCTAAGTCACGTAAAGCACGTTCAAGTAAAGCGGATTACGTTCGTCTTGTAGTCCCCGATACACACGGATGCTTTGCAGACCCCCACGCACTCAGAGCATTCCTAGACGATGCCAAGCACTTAAAGCCCAAAGAGGTAGTGTTACTGGGTGACCATCTGGATTGCGGTGGGTTTCTCGCACAACATCACACGATGGGGTACACCTCCGAGGCTACATACACATACGAGGATGATTGTGCAGCGACCAATACATTCTTGGATGAACTGCAAGAAATATGCCCTGGTGCTGACTTTCACTACCTTGAAGGCAACCACGAACGCCGAATAGAGAAGTATTGTATTACCTCCGCGATGAGGTCTGGCGCACCTGATATCAAAAAAGAAGCTGAACATCTACGTCAGCTATACGCTGTAGAAGAAGTCCTTTGCCTAGACAAGAGGAAAATACCGCTTTACCGACAGGGCCAGTTTTATCACGGTCTTGGAGTTCCAGCGACTATTCGATTAGGCAAATGTCATTTCACTCATGGGGTATCAACCTCCATGAACGCAGCTAAAACCCACGTTGAACGCTTTAACGGGAATGTATGCTTCGGTCATACCCATCGCTGTGACAGCTTTACCATCAGGACTGTCTCTCAGGGGGTGATTGGTGCATGGAACCCAGGTTGTTTATGTGTTCTTCAGCCCTTGTACCTTCATCAGAATGTGTCAAACTGGTCACACGGATACGGGTTGCAACTGGTTACATCATCTGGTGACTTTCTTCACGTCAACATCCCGATCATCGAGGGGAAAAGCTACTTTGTCTCAGTCGCAGAAAGGCTATCGTGAAAGCATTTGACACACAGGTTGGAGGAACTCATTACTCCAAGTACAAAATACAACCAACAGAATTTTTCATTGCGAACGACATAGGTTTTGCGGAAGCAAATGTTTGCAAGTACATCTTACGTCATCAGGATAAAGGACAGTTCCAAGACATCCTTAAAGCAATTCACTATTTAACAATGATTGTTGAAACGAAGTATCCAAATGAAAAGGAAGTCCAAAAAAGACTCAATCTCGTCTTTGAAAAAGAAGGCGTGGTCGTTGTTAAGCAAGGCAATTCGCCTGGAGTCAGCTAAAAACGGTATATGCGAGTGCGTTACTTGCGGATGCAAGAAGCCTTGGAAGGAAATACAAGCAGGGCATTTTGTTGGAGGAAGGACAAATGGAGTTTTATTTGACGAACGTGGTATCTTCCCCCAATGTTACGCTTGCAATGTATGTCGTCAGGGTATGGGGCCGGAGTATACGGTCTTTATGCTTGAACACTACGGACAAGGTTTAGTGGATGAGTTAATCCAAAAACGCCGAGAAGCAGTGAAGTTTACCGCAACAGAATTGAAAGAAATGATTGAGGGCTATAAACTCAGGATTAAGGAGGCAGGAGGAACATTATGATTGAGATTATTCAGGAATATCGAGTGCTTGTGGTCATCGGAGGGTTAATAGCTCTCGTAGCGGTGAACTGGAATTTAATATCCCCCCTTGTGAGTGGATGGACCTACCGTGTCCACCCAACTACCCCCAGTGACCGGCTTTGTTTGTATAACTCGCTGATAGAAACCCAGAATTTACTGGTTAAATGCGGTGTAGACAGAGATAAATTGGACGAATTAACACTTTCGGAGGTGGGGCGGGTTGCAACCACCGGAGATTATGAGAAAAATACTTAACTCTATCGTTTTCCTTGTACTACTGATTGCCGTACTTGGGAGTTACCCCCCTTCGCTCCCAAGTATGGTGGTCGTAGTATATGAGTCATCAGAAAGCATCCCAGAGCCTTACGTAACGGGTGCTTTAAAAACCCTTTCTTCCGAGGGATTGCAAACTAGGGTTCTCGACAAGGACGTGACTACGGGAGAGGGGGAAGTTCCTTCCCAGGTTCAGGCAGCTATTAAATCAGCCACCCAACTTCCCTCTCTCGTCGTCCTTTCTGGTGACACGGTTGTTAGCTCTCAACCTCTCCCCTCTACCTTTGACGGTATCTTGGAGGCTGTGCGATGAAAAAGGTCATCCACGTCAATCAGCACAAGATTAAAGCCAATACCAAGACGGATAAAGCTGATCCGGTTATTACCGTGAAAACCTATAAGTCAAACGACTATTGCTATGAAGCGGTAATCGAAGGTCCATGTAAAGTTGTTTACTCGCCAGATAAACCGCTCTCCTGTGGTGCGAGGGTGTGGATTGAAACAGAGTCAGAGGTAACGTGCATAGATGATAGATAAAAAGCTAATTGACGTAGAGTTTTCATTCGACGGGATGCTCCCAGAGCCTACGCTGGACGAGATGCACTACGCAGGGGCTAAACCTTTCCCCGATAAGTTCTTTATTGAGCGTAGTGAGTGGGATGACCGGATCAACGAACACGAAAAGCATAAGAGTTCAGCCGAGGACTTCTCTGGACGCTTCACTCATCAGGGGAACTCCCATGAATGTGTATGTCATGCTGCTCATCAGGCGTTTATGGTTGCGTACAACCGCCAGCTTGGTGGGTTAGAGCATGAAGTATGGCTATCTCCTTTAGCTCTCTACACCAGAATTACCAATGGTCGTCAGTGGGGTGGGTCAAGTGTCATCGACTCCATGTACGAGATGATTGAGAACGGAATGCTTCCTGAGCATGATGGGCCAGATGGGAAGAATACCCAGTATGAGAAATTCAAACACACCGTACACCAGACTGCTGGTAGGACTGAAGGTTGGTGGCCCACAAAAGGCTGGATCAAGCCAAGAGATTTGCCCAATGGATGGGAAGAAACCGCTGAACACTTTAGGGCTTTAGAGGTTTACACCGTACCAAACAGGCACGCACACGCTTCGGCACTTCTTCACGGGTTTGTGGTGGTAAATGGCCGAAATGGACATTCTATCCCCCATATGAAGATAGTTAAGGAAAACGGAAGGTATTTGTCGAAGTACAAAGACAGCTATAATGTATTTCGATATGACTCAGAACGGTTATGGGGCGGTGGGTATATTATCAGGTCTACCACAACGCCCCATGACCCCACTAATCCAGCGGAATCAACGGATTGAAGGCGAGGGCAGGGAAGCCTTTTTTATTATGAAATACTTTGGAAAGCCTTTAACAGCTTTCCAAAATAGTGGGAAGCCTTTAACAGCTTTCCAAAATAGTCGGCAGTTATTAAGACTGCCGAAAATAATTACACGAACAATATGAAATACTACATAAGTTTGTTTATAATTGCCGTTATCGCTGTGGCCGCTTATAAGGCTCCTGAGCCTCCAAAGCCAGTCCCAGTCAAAGTTACACCGCCAGAGCCGATAGGAGCCGTAGGAGCCGAATCTGAGCCTCCTGCGGAGTCCTTTTGACGAACCCGTTAAACCTCGGTCGAGGCGGTGGTTTAGGAGGCGATGATGTGTTGGATTTGGTGGGAAGATACGCCATTTGAAGAACCTGAAGACAGTCCAATTAACGAACACGAACTACTTTAATAAACCTACAGCCCAAGATTGGAGGTGATCATCTATGCCATCTGGAAAAGGAACCTACGGAAGCAAAGTTGGGCGACCCAAAAAAACAACTAAGCCAAAGGCTGCAAAAAAGCCTGCCAAGAAAGGCAAAAAATGAGTAGTTGGAAAACCACAATCTCTGGAATCCTGACTGCTGTGGTGGCTGTCAGTTCAGCCGTCATCGGTACGTTAAACGGAACCCCTGTTGATTGGACCGCAGTGATAGCAGCAGTAACCGCTAGCATTGGACTGCTGTTTGCAAGGGATAGTAACAAATGACTCTTCCGAAGTTTAATGCGGAAAGCCTTGGCTTTATCGTCACCATTCTGTTTGTCCTGGCCTCGATTTCCGCAAGCTACGGAGTCTCTCAGCATCAGCTTAACAGTCACGAACAGCGATTGGCTGAAGTTGAAGACAGAGTTATGGAAACCGAAAAGGTTTTAATCGAGGTAGCCACCAATGTTCGGTGGATCAGGGACCAAATTGCAAACCACCAGAGCAACAAATGAGTACCGTAGTAAACAGGGTTACGCTTGAAGTAAAAGTGTCGGTTAATACCCCTGAATACCCACCATCTGATTGGTTGATTAACCCCACTATTCCCGATGCTCCTAAAAGGTACTGGATTGTCGAAGGAGATGGTTTACGAGAAGCCACAGAAGAAGAGAAAGGTCCAATTGACGTTGAGTATCTAGCTCAACAGAAAGAATCCCGCATCCAAGAACTTCGTGAACAGTACGAAGACGCCTTAGATTCACGATACAAGACACGCACTCTTCTTTACGCTAGCTATCTTCTTACAAAAGCTATGGCATCTATGGAAGAAGAAACCGTTGAGTACCTTAGTAGTTTAGCTCAATGGGTTGAGGATGGAGATGTGCTGGTAGAAGCCGCAGAAGAGTTAATTGAATCTTGCGAAACTGCGGATGATGTTCAGGCCGTGTCTCTTGTTCTTACGTCTTGGCTAGACGCTGACCCAAAAGTATCTACCAGAGCAGCTAGAAAGCTCTAAAGGATTAAACATGGCAAGTGGCGACACTTTACTTATCTTGACTCCGCAGATGAGCGCACCTCCAGCAGCGTCGTATGCTACGCTGGCAACTGGAACTGGTACATCAACGCCCGCCGAGTCAATTCCGGTACTCAACTTCGATGACGGAAACCAAGAGTACATAGATTTCTACTGTGTAATGCCTAGTCATTACGCCGGAACTACCGGAGTCACGCTCACGGTTGTATTTTCAGCAGCCGAAACAGCAAGCGATGTTGTAGCGTGGCAAGCGGCATTCCGACGATTAGCCGACGACGCCGAACAATACAGTTCATCGCACACTTATGCTTACAACGAAGTGATTGCAACAGCCCCAAGTGCTACAGCCGAAGTGGCATACGATGACATTACGTTTACAAACGGGGCTGACATGGATTCAGTAGTGGCGGGTGACTACTTCATTTTGCGTGTTACCCGCGACCCTACACCGTCTTCTGGAACTGACGTAACCGGCGATGCTAGCCTTCATGCTGTGCATGTAAAGGAAACGTAATGGCTCTATCGTTTGACGGAACCGACGATTCTTTAACGCATTCTGGGGCTTTATTTAGCGGCTCTGCAACCAGCTATGGCTTTACTCTTGTGGCGTGGGCTAGACCTGACGGAAAGCACGAAGGCACCATTATGGGTGCCGATGACGGATCGGACGATAACGAGCGGTTTAGCATATTTTCTCGAACCAATGGGCGTTTTGCGTTACGTCGTAAATCAGGGTATATCCAAACTCCCGACGAAGATTTTAGCAACAGCAACACAACTTGGTTTCATATTGCTGGCGTGTTTTCGTATGGAGTAAGAGCTTTATTTGTAAACGGAAACTCAGAAGTAACCCAAACAAGCAATGTTTCCCTTGACCCAACTGGAGCAACTACGTTTTACATTGGGCGAGATAGGGCTACTGGTAAGTTTTGGGACGGGGCAATAGCGGAAGCGGCAGCGTATTCTACGCCTTTAGACGCAGCAGACATAATTTCTCTTGCCTCTGGGTTTAGCCCAGCTTTAGTGCGTCCTGACAAGCTGATTGGATATTGGCCTTTAGGTGGAGGGTATTTTCCCGCTACAGTAAACCCTATTGGCAGTACGTCATTAAGCGTAAACAGCAGCCCGTCTGCTGAAGCCCACCCACGAATCATTTACCCAACGTCACCACCAACTATTATGGCGGCGTCACAAAGTAGAGTTGCTAGCATAATGCTTCAACATAACCAATATGCGGGAGGTGTAATTTGAGCGGACGACCCATTAAAGCCGGATCAACCGACCAATCTACGGTTATCCGTATCATTGATAGCGGTGACGGCACTCCCGAAACCGGCGTAGAACACAACACATCAGGCATCGACCTGTGGTATCGCAGAGAAGGTGCTACCAAAACCTCTTTAACAGAAGCCGCTCTTGGTGCATTAGACGCTGCCCACAGTGATGGTGGTATTGAGCATATTGGGGACGGATACTACCGACTTGACCTTCCAGACGCAGCAGTGGCAGCAGGCAGTGTTGGTGTGGCTATTGGTGGGACAGTTACAAACATGATAGTTATTGGAACCTACCACGCTCTGGTAACAAACAACCCCTACGGCACCATTGACGTAAACGTAACCTCTCTTTCAAGTTCAGCTATTACTGATGTGTGGAGTACAGATACGCTGACAGAATCATACGCTTCGGACGGGGCCGCTGGAACATCAGCACAATTACTCTATATGATTTGGGCAGCAGTCCATGAGTTCAGTATTAGTGGTACGACAATCACCTCTAAGAAACTGGACGGTTCTACCACAGCAATGAC